ACCGTACAAGACGGGTTCTTCGTGGTAGTTACGTGGAATACCTTCTTGCTCACGGAAAACCCGTGACCATTCATCGGTACGTTGATCATAGACTCCGTCAAAACATTCGTTGAGAATTGGCTCAACGATGGAACGGAAGTCCGTACTGCGCATTGGAGCGGCCATGGTTCACTCCTCCTTATATAGCTGTACCAGCAACCCCAGCGAACTGGAATTTGGCAATAGTTGCACGAACGATGACATAGTCATCACCCCAAGCGTTATCAGCATAGGGAGCGAGGTTTACGATTCTCATCTGAGCAGTATTGCCAGAACCTGCAAGAGTCGTAGACAAGGTTGCTTGTGACAAACCAGTGGTGGTAGAACCAGCAGTGGTGTTGCTCAAGTCAGCTTCGTCGCCAACAGAGGTTTGGGCAATAGTGCCGTCAGTTTGAATTTCGTAAACAATGTTAGGGTCAGAGTAGAAATAAGCTACAACTGAACCAACTTGGAACGACTCGTTGGCGGGCCAGTAGTTGCTGATGCGACGACGACCAGTGCTGTCAGTCCATTCGACGCCACTGAAGGCTCCGAGGAATGCATCACCAGCGGCGGCGACAACAATGTAACCCCCAGTGTTTTGCTTGACGGGCTGACCCTTCAAGATGGTTGTTGCGTAACCAGCGGAGACGTTTCCGCTAGTTGACACAGCTTGAATGCCGTTGGCGAGCGCCGTAGCGCGATCCAGACCTGATGGGTGGAAAGCAGGACGCAAACCGAACGGAGCGTTTGTTGAAGACATAGTCTTACTCCTATTTGGTTGCCTCTAGCCCTGAAAAACAGGAACTTTTTGTGAGGCGTTTTGGTCAAAATTACCAAACCCATCTCCTTCAACCTGCGACAGGCTTCTGCCTGAGCTATCGCGCTGTCCTTGCATTTGTTCGACTTGGAGCTTTACTTTGTCCGCCTCGTCCATTGGCAATTCGTGATGCATGTGCAACATAAGGTCTTGGTAAACTTCCATTGGAATTTTGCACAAGATCATTTCGTTACACGCGATAAAACCAACGTGTTCGCCAGCTTTTACGCGGTAATTCTCAAACCCGGGGAACTCTTCAGATTTAACTGGAACGTACCCAAGCCGAAACCGCTTTTCAATACTGTCGTACCCATTAGTGGTTGATAACCAGATGAGATGCCACCCGTCTAACTCGGGTGTCTTTGGCAGTGCGCTTTGTGTCCACTCATCACTCCACATCTTGCGACGTTCCTGTGCTGAGACGAACTTCTCTTCGGCGGGGGCGCGGCTCGCATCTTGTGAAGCGCGAGTCTCACGACCACCAGCGGAGAGAGATTTTTTGAGACGAGATTCTGTCATGTTTAGTCCTTAGTAGTTGTTGTTACGTGCTTCAATTGCATAACGCTTGATCATCTTTGCGCGCTTTTCTTTGTCATCCCAAAAGCCTGCGTCCTTCATAGCTCTCACTTGTTCTGGTTTCAGAATAAATGAATTTCTTGAGCCATTGCCAGAAAAATTTTCGCGTCCTGAGCTTGTTACAACACTCCTTGGTCTTGCACGAGTATGTCTCTCGTCGGTGTCGTCAGTATACCTATGTGGAAGGCGCTTTTGCAAGCGTTTATCCAATTCTTGCCAATATTCTGCTTGATTGGGATTCCAACCTTCCTTCACCAACTTTTGATCGATGACCTTGGCTATCTCGCTATCCTCGTCATCACCTTGTGGGTCGTACCAAGGATTGCGTTCCATCCATCGTCCAGCTTGACGCTGTAACTCACGGCTGTCTTCTGAGGGAGATGGGGCTGAGACGTGCTTGACCGCGGCGTCCTTCATTCCCTTAAGGTTCTCAACTTCCCTGCGGGTTTCGTACCACATCTCTTGCGCTTTGGCAAAAGCTTCTCCGTCACCAGCAGAAGTTGCCTCAGACATTTTCATGCGGGAGTATTGCAGGCGCAGTTCCTTGTCCTCGATGGCTTTGTCCATGCGAGCTAGGTCTGCGCTGTTGGTCTTGCGCTCTACAACCGAGAGGCGTTCTTGCAACTCTTGGTTCTGGCGCAATAGGTTTTGCATACGAACGTCTTTCTCGACGTTAGTCTGCTTGATGTATTCTCTTTTAGCCTTACGGCGTGAGCGACGAGCGGCGCGGATGGCTTCGGTATCGTCAGGATGATCGTCGTCTCCGTCATCTCCTGCTGACCCACCTTCGGCACGTTGTTCGTCGCCATCATTATCTTGGGCTAAATGATCAGGAAGCTCTACAACGGCTCCGCCGTCCTTCTCTTCCATAACCACAATGTCGTCTGACTCTTTAGTTTCTGTACTCATATAAAGGCTTTCATTGCTAGGGGGTTACCTGTTAATTTGGCAATGACTTCGTGGTCGTTGAGCACCATGAACAGTGCTGGATCCTCTAAGTCATCTTCATTGGGGACTTTTACTTCCCAACGATCTCCGCCCCATTTAGGGACTCGGATGTAGTCACCAATCTCAACCCATGTGCCTTCGGGCCATGGTTGCATGGTGTCACGGTGCTTGAACGCGATTGGCCCTATCGCCAATACCTTCGCCACCATGTTTTGCCATTTCTCGGTTTCCTTGGTTTCTTCAATCAAGATAATCCCTGCGCTTGTTGCCTTCTTCTGTGTTCGGCGGAGTTGAACCAAGATTCTTCCGCCAAGAGGTAGTGCGCCGGGGTCAACGCTCGGGAACGCCCAAGCTAATTCAGCGTCGTTAGACGCTACGGTGCTATCACTCATCTTTGTCTTCTTCCTTTAAGAAATTATTTATGATGTCCAAAGTTTCCTGTAAACCTTGGTGATGTCCAACCAGTCGCTGGTAAGCCTCCCATGTAACCGCATTTCCACGCGATAGGGAAAGACTGATTTCAGTCTGTGAGGCTTTGATTGCGCCGATTAAGTCTCCTATGCTTCTCATTATTTTTTCTTCGCGTTAGCCAATCCTCCTTGTTTTGGGGCGTTTCCACCTTTTGGTTGCATAGATGTGCCATCAAGCTTCTCGCCCATAGCGATGCGCTTGTGCTGTGGCACGTTGATACTCTTTTGCTCTTGATCACTGGTAGCCATTTGGATTTCCTTTGCTTAGGGTAGTTAATGCAGTATTTCTCTGCTCCATTTGCATCTTGGCTTTGTCGCGGGTAAGGCGTGCGGCTTCGATGCGCTCTTTAGTCTCGTTATCACCTTCAGCGATAGCGAGCTTGAGTTGGTTGTCCTCCGCGGCAATAGCCATCTCGTCTTGATGCTTTTGCTGGGCAAGTTGGACATCTGCTTGATCGCGTTGTGCGCGTCGTTGTGTTTCTGCCATGCTGGTCTTCTCTAAGACCATAGCCTCTGGCGTCATCTGTGGTTGAGGCTTGTACTGTTGCATCTGTTGCATCATCTGCTGGATAACAGGCATGATTCCGCTAAAGACTGTCTCTGTATCCAAGTTCACATGGCGCGAAGCCACAGCAAACAACTGGTCAATCTGCTCAGTCTTCTCAGAGTCGTCGTAATCCTTCACAGGATGCCCAACAGACTTGGTGACGTATCCATTCATACGGTTCAAGTACCACAGCGTCAAGTGCTGTTTAACGTGCTCCATCGCCTTCGGAATGAATGCTGGCGCGATCAATGGGTTGCCACCCAAGATTGGATCCTTGGCAAAGTCCAAGTGAGACTGGATGTGCGCCAAGTGATCTTGCTCGATGTACGCAAACGCCGCCTGCCCAATCGCCATAGCCACGTTCTCGTTGGCTGGGTCGCGCTTCTCTGGGTCTGGGACATCCTTTAATAATTCATTTATGGATGGAACCTTCAACTGCTTGAGCAGGCGTTGCTCTACAGCTTTGGCGTTGTATAGCTCTGGATGTTTGTCAGAACGAGCCACAATTGCTTGAATCTGAGCCATGCGCTGGGTTTCAGAGAAGATGTGTGGGTCAGAGACTGGGACAACGTCGGTGTTGCGCATGAAGTCTTCGCGCTTGACCTCAAGGTCAGCAACGATGTCACCACGCTTTTGCTCGTCTAAGTACCAGCGGTTGAGGCGCGACAAGACCTTCAGAACACGGCTCTGGGACTCGTGGAGGCGAGCGTGGATAGCGGAGAACACGGCGGCTCCCTGCTCAATCAGCGCCTGTGTGGTGCCTACAGGAGCGTTGGCGTTGATGTCAGCGATCTTCTCCTCAGCGGTGGTTACCACACCCTTAGCGGACTTCTCCAAGAAGCCCATGAGCTTGAACAAGACCTCGCTAGGAGCGTTGAAGGGCATGGGCATGGCGATCTTGCGGATGTCATCGACACCGGGCGCCCCCTCGATCTCCGCTATCTGCGTTACCTCTACTTGCTGGGATTGTCCCGAGATGCGTGCTCCCTTGAGCTTGAGCATTGTCGCGGCGTTATTGATGTGAGCCGAATCAAGCAAAGCACGAAGAGACCCAGTAAGAGCGGCACTGAGACCACCGATAAGATGAGGTAAACCGATTGCATAAGCACCCCTCCAAGGAATGAACTTGAACTCGATGATGTGATCGAGCTTGGTCATCGTCTCGTCACCCTCTTCCCAGTTACGGTAGAGACCGATCACGGTGTTGTCCATCTCGTCAACCATCAAGATGTATGGAGCCATTTCTCCGCCAGTTCTGCGGTCGTCCTCC